AGATCGTTATCCCTGCACAGTACAGTGGTGGTGTAGCAACAATAACAAACACACTAACAAAAGAGTTCTTAGATAAATTCTATGCTTGGGTATCCAGTAAACCTGACTGGGCAGAGACAGATAATGAGTACTTCTTAACGAACCTGAATACAACGCTAAATACTTCATATAGCGGTATCCAGTTAACTAAACCAGACTTTGAATTTACACCTGATCAAGTAGGGCTGTTAAAAGCTGCAATTGAGACTCATATAGTTAAACCTATCCATGATCGCACCATTACCGAGATGGGAGATGCCTATGTGAACCTTCTAGCAATTAATTCATTAGTAGGGGTAACTGCTGCATTAAAGAAAGCTAGATTGACTGAATTAATTACAGCAGCACATGGAACAGGGGAGAATAAAACCAACCTGAGAGCTGGGTTATCTTTAGAGGCTTGGAAAGGTATCTTCACAGAGTTAGCTAAGGAATATCCGCCTATTGAGTTAGGCGTGGCTTCTATGAATGCAGTACCTACTAAGATTAGACCTACTGAAGAAGCCCAATCTAAGAGCTTAGATAATAAACTGGCTGCGTATGTACAACAACCTACCGTTATAGATCTAGCTAGTAGTTTAGTAGCTAGACTGAACCTAGCAGCTGGTGATGCCACGACCATGGCAATCTTCATTAATGGTTTAGATGATAGCACCAAGAACTCCTTACTGGTAGCCTTTGATGGTGTAAGTGTTGGTGTAGATCATGCCGTAGCAGCTCAATTAGGTATGAACCAAGGTGCTATTGAAGCCTGGAAAGTAAATCCTAATGAACGTGTACTTGCTGCTATAGGTAGCTTAGATACCTTAAATAAGAAAATTACTGACTTAACTAAAGAGGATAGAAAACTACGTAAGGAGATAGATGTACTAGCACCCTCAGGTGTAGATACCTTATATACCGCTGTGCGTGAAAATATCAGTAAAGTGTCTGAGACACATACTGCCGCAGCTACGACTAAGGTAAACCAATACCAAGGTGCTAGTACTAGTGAAACTACAGAGGTTAAGCCTAAGGTTGATACAAAGGTTAAGAGAAGTCCTACTACACCTAAACCAAGTAAACCTAAGTCAGGTAATGTATCTACTTACACAGGTAAGGTGTTTGATCAAGCCACTAAAGGGCTAGATACAGAACAGAAGGAGCTAGCTAGAGAAGCACTGGACGTAGTACCTAGTGATTGGACTTTAGTTGAACAAGCGCCAGTAGACGATGGTAAGACCAAAACCAATGGAACAACGGATTTTGGGGCTAAGGCAGTTACGTACGTACCTGGTGAGACTTTCTTACATGAGGTAGTACATGTAGCTTTAGAGCCTAGTATCAGTGACCACTTACGTAAAGGTGGTAAAGTTAACCCACTAATCACTAAAGCACAGGATTTACTAGATAGCTTTATAAGTAGGTACGAGTCTAGCAAAGCTGCGGGTAAGAAACTAAGTGATGCCCATACAGATTTATATACTCAACTCAAAGCAGCTAAAGCTAGTGGTGATATATCTAGGGAGATACATGAATTCTTTGCTTGGGGATTATCTGATAAAGATATCAGCGCTGATCTGAAAAGTACTAGAAGTAAGGTGGTGGGGATTATCAGAGCGTTACTTAATAGTATCCGTAAAATTACTAGAGGTAATGATACCGCCCCTAAGGACACTGATTACAGTGTTTTGTTAGATATAAGCAAAGAGTTAATAAGCCAACAGGTAACTAAGGTATCAGTAGTTCAAGAAGCTACTCCTATACAAGATAACTTATTCCATCAAGTATCCTCTAATACAGCCAAGGTATCGGAGAAGATAGCTCCTATCTTCCAATCCTTAAGATTTGCAGGAAGTGCTAAGGTAGAAGCATTAACACAGCAGGTAAAGGAAACAGCTAAGTTCTTAGGGGATGCTGGCTTTAACCTAAACCCAGCTGAATCTATATTATTCCAACAAGTCGTTGGGTTAATGAATACATTGAAAGACCTTAATCCATTAGCTATGGTTAAGGCTCAAGAAGTATTCTCACAGGCTTCTAAGCAATTAAGCTTTAGAGACTTCATGGTTAATCCTGACTCAGAAGATCCTAAGGATATTGCTAAAGGCACTCTTAAGTATGAGGCACTCTTTGCTAGTAAGACAGGCAGCAGAGCCTTTAAAACCTCACAGATTCTACCGAACTTCTTAGCTATGTCCTTGGTAGACGAAAGCTTAAGACAGGCTTTAACTAAGGTTAAATTAGATTCTATAGATAAACCTAATAATGAAAGCTTAGATAACAAAGCTAGGAGAGTTGCCAACGAAATGTTAGAAAGTGTCGCAGACACTTTAGCAGGAACAGCTGACAAGCAAGGCTTGGCAGCAATAGATAAACTTGTCTATTTACTGTTTGAGACAGATAAGCAAAAGACAATCTTTGATACTGCTAGTGAAAGTATTACAGGAGGTGAATATACAATAAATGAGTACCTTAAAGAAGCCATGGCTATAGTGGCAGACAAGGTTGCAGAATCTAACTTACCTGCTACAGTGAAAGTGATCACAGGTTCGGTGTTTAGTGAGAATAAAGCTAAGTTGTATGCTGAAGCGACAATGAACTTAATGATGAATTACACTGAAGGTAGGGGTGCAGTCTTTGACCTAGTGAATAACTTCATAGGTAGGCGTGAATCTACAGGTGAAACTGTAGACTTTGCGCGTAAGATTAAAACCAAGGTAGAACAACATAGACAACAGTACAACGAAGTATTGCCTAAGGTGCTAGCTGAGAGCTTTAACGAGACACTGACACCAGCACAATGGAGTTCTTTACACACCTCACTAGGTAAGACTGAACTAGGTATCATGCTTAACTCAATGAGTAAAGAAGAGCTCCTAGAGACTGTAGGTAGCCAAGAAAGTATTAACAAAGCTATTAAACAGTATGAAGGAAGCTTTCCTGATATATCAAAGGTACAGCGTGAAACCTTGATACTTAAGTCTAAGCAGTTAGCTAACTTCATGATTAATGGGGTAGCAGGTATTAACCTACACCGTAATGTAGGTGTGATAGTAAGTATGTTTGGTACAACAGTAGCACCTATAGACTTTGATGAGAAATCTATGGGAGATCTAGATACCTTGGTTAGTCTGTATGCCTTGGATCTGATAAGTAAAGGTGATAAGAAGACCTTGTTTAATTTAGTAAAGACTGAGGCTAAAGGGTTAACCTATACCTTGTCGTATTTACAAGGATTAGTGTCCACTGATATCACTAAATCCAAGGACTCTGAAGGTGGTATGAATGGGTATAAGGGATATATCCCAGCAGTGAATAGAGTAGGTTCTTCCTTGGTGATAGCTCTAGATACTGAGAGTAAGAGATTACGTGATACAGGGTATGTACGAGTAGGAGACTATGTAAAATCCTCTGCTGATCCTGAGACAGGTTCTCTAGGTTACTACTACAGTGATAGCTCTAGTAAGCCAGCGTTTCAACAAGGAGCTATTCAAAATATTCACGGTACATTTGGTGGGGTTAACGCAAGTAGTGGACTAACTACACATAACGTATCTAACTACGTATTTATGGGTAAGAAGGAGCTTGCTAAGATACGTAGGGCTTTAACAGCTAACCAAGAAACAGGTACTAATCTATTACCTGTCTATGATTATGGTGGTAAGGTTAAAGCCTATGAGAGGGGTGTAGATCCAGCTATGTTAGCTAGACTAGAGAAGGACACACACTTAGCTATTATGATGGCTAAGTGGAGAGGTAGACAGATTGAAGAGGTAGAGTCTCAGGTACTTAATAACCAATTGGTTAAGTTACTGGCTGATAAGTTTAAAGCTGCTCCTAAATCTGAACATAAGCAATATATAAACTTAAATGAAAGTACTCTAAGTAGTACAGACCCTGTACTGTATAAAGCGTATAAGTTGTTATCTGACACCACTAAAGATGCTGTAAGAGAACACTTTGGTTCTGATGCTTTAATGGTTAGAAAAGACCTAGTAAATGATATTCTTGGATACCATACACCCAGTGTTACTGACTTATGGTCAGGAAATACTAGGTGGTCTCCTAAGACTGTTAGTGCTGTTAAGAGTGTACTTAAACATTTCTTTGGGGATAACACATACAAGTACTTGTATGCCTCAGAGAAGTTTATACAAGATGTAGTGCATAGAGCCAAGGAAACCATTATTGTTAAGAGTGCCGTTGTTCCAGCAGCTAACATGGTCAGTAATATATTGCAGCTGTCTACGAGAGGTGTACCTATGAACACTATAGTTAGCTCAATGAAGTCTAAGACTCTGGAGTTGATTAAGTACATTAAGCTGAGAGACTCTATCATTCAATTGGAGGCAGAGGCTAGAGCTAACCCTGGGAGAGCTAAGGCTATTGCAGCTAGAATCCAAGCTATTGAAGATACCTTCACACACCTATCTATATATCCAATGATTGAAGCAGGGGAGTTCTCTTCTATTAGTGATGGTGCAGTTTCTCGTGATGACATACATGTCATTGATGGTAAGTTTGATCAGATGGTAAATAAAGCTATTGGGGTGTTACCGAGTAACTTACAGAACATAGCTAATCAGATATTGGTAGGTAAAGATACAGCCTTGTATCAATTACTTAAGAAGTCTGTAGACTTCGGAGACTTCTTAGCTAAGAGTGTGTACTACGATTACTTACTTACTCAGAAGACTGATCCTAAGGTAGCAGCAGGATTAGCTAGTGAAGAGTTTGTAGATACTTCTAGACTATCAGGTAGAGATCAACATTATCTAGAATCCATTGGATTAGTGTGGTTTCCTACTTTTAAGATTAGGAGTACTAAGATTGCTTTATCTATGATACGTAACAACCCAGCAGGTGTACTACTTAAGATGGTGTTACCAGTCCCTGATGCATTAGGATCACCTGTAACAGATAACTTTATAAGTAAGTTATTATCAGGACATCTAGGCTATAGCTTAGGATGGGGACAAGCAATAAGAGCTATTAACTTAAACCCTCTTGTGAATGTATTGACGTAATAAATAAAGCCCCTGAGAAGGGGCTTTATTTTTATGTAGATCCTGTTGATCCAAAACCTTTATCACCACGCTCAGTAGTTACTGAGAACTCCTCTACAAACTCAAGGGTAGGTCTTGTAATAGGTACGAAGACTAACTGAGCCAATCTCTCGTATGCTTTGATAAGATATGTTTCTGTGCCCCTATTGAGGATAGATAAGATAAGCTCACCTTGGTAATCGCTGTCAATTAATCCAATGGTATTACCTAGGACAATGCCTTTGCTACCTAGACCTGACCTAGGTAAGATCAAAGCACAGTAACCAGTATCAGCTATATGTATAGCGATACCTGTAGGTATCTTAACTGTCTCATTAGGGGCTATTGAGATATCCCATTCAATGGAAGCACGTAAGTCTAGAGCAGCACTACCTAAGGTAGCATACTCTATAGGAAATACGTCCATTATTCTATTAAGTCTTTTGATTTCTACTTTATTCATTGGTTACCTAAGTCAGTTATTATGGCTTCACATCTAGGATTGTCTTTATCCTTAGAGCCATATAGATTAGTGGTGCTAACGACAATCGTGTGATTGTCATCAACTATCACACCACCCGCTACTAGTGTATCCAAGAAGAACTTATCTACTATGCTACATATGTTATTAGTGTCGCTAGCAGCATTAGTACGAGGATATATAACATAGGTTACAGACATCTTGGCTAGTTTAGGGAGATGTGCTATCAAGGGTAACACTTCCTCTGTAAACTTAATCTTCACCTTGTTACGAGTGAATCTATGGGTTGTAGTATACACATTAAGATTAAGATAATGCTTCTTATCTTCCTGCTTCTTATTCTTCATCATAATGTGTAGAGGTAGAGATATTACCCAGCTGGTCATTTCTTAAAGAACAGGGGTTTTACAAAAATAGGACTAGAACTTGCTGTAGGCACAGAAGATTTAGCTACCTCTTTAGATTTGTCCTTAGTAATGCCTTGATTCAGTGTTAACCATTTAGGTGCATAGACAGGCACTCTGTCTTTAGCCTCTAACTCATTAGCTGTGAAGCTATCCTCATTAAGGAACTTAACAATTGCATTAGTTTCTTTTGTTTCAGCAATATCTACATACTCACCAGCTGAATTCTTCTCTTGCTTGTTTACAAGGGCTTTGATTAAGGCTACCTTAACTTTCTTACCGTGTAGGTTTACTAAGCAGTCTGTAGACCTTGGAACTTCTTTACGTGCCTCAAAGTCGTAGATGTTAATGAGCTTCTCTTCTAAGTCTTGTGAAGTTAAAGGTAGACCTGTAGCCACAATACAAAGATCATTAATGAGGGTGAAGCCAATCATTGGATATGTCTTACCATCTCGTTCAGTGTAAGATTTACCACCTTTTGCTGTGTTACTTGAAACATAGATAGTCTCACGATACTGTTTATCTTTACCCATATTAAGGATTAGGTTAACAGCCTTAGCACCGCTTTTAGATACACTTGTATAGGCTACAGAGACTGTAGCTTCATAGATGTCACTATCAAATAGGCTACGACCACCTAAGCTGTCAGTAGTTGTTACGATGTCTTTAGGTTGTTCTAATGATGCGAAGAAGTTATTCATAATTTATTTACTTATTTTTATTTTGTTTGTGGAAGTTGTCTAACATGTCAATTAATAGCTGTGTATCGTTGTCCATGTATGTATAGGGTCTAGTGAATAATGTATCGGGTGTTCTCATTTTCTCTTTGAATGTGTCCTTGGTAGGTCTTGTTTGAAACACATACTTATAGGTGTCCTCTCTTTCTTCATCAGTTATATTTAAAATACAGTTCCCTAAATCCATTTGCTTCTGCATATAAGGCTCAAGGATTGATACTTTAACCCTTTTAGCTGCTACTACAGTAGAAAAGAAACTCTCAACGCCTACGTTCTTTAATGCACCTTTAATAGGTACACGTACAGTAAACTCTTCAGTAGCTGCATTAAGTATAGGCAGTACATGGGCTGTAAAGATTACAGGTGCATCAATAGCTGGGACTAACCGTTGCAACATGGTTTTAAAGAACTGTCCATAGTTAGACCATGCAGCCATACCATCGGAGCTCTTCTTATCTATGAATGCGATATGTGTACTTTCATAGAGATCCATGAGGAATGTAAGGGAGTCTATGATTATGCCTTTAAACTCTCCTTTATTCTCAGGTAAGGTAGCCCATGTAAGAGCTGCGGTAACCATGTCAGGGTCAGTTATATTACGAGAGGTAAAGGCGTTACTGAAGGGGAGTCTTTTCGTTATTGTTCAAAAGCATTCGTTAGATGCTTCCCGCTTTATACAAGCTGCTATATATTTCTATACAGACCAGACTATATCTTTACCTCTAATGAGGTACTTACCATTTCCATCTACTTAGATGTACTTCCCGAAGGAATAGTCGTTGAAGCTTACTCAATATAGTTATATTGAGTCTTGCCTGCTGATTGCCCAATCTTATAGGTTTTTAAGCATTCACGATTACTGTTACCAGTTGCGTTGTAGCCCTACAAGCTCTCAGATGTTTTAATACATATTCAGTGGTTGCATTTTTAGTATAGGGAATACGAATCAGTGTACCGATCTTATTACAGTAGGCTGTTTTTAATTGGTCACACTCTACAAAGTATTCATTATACCAAGGGTTATTAGGGTCAGTATGCTGATTGCCGTCCGCTTCTATATATAAATTTAACTCTGGTATATAGAAATCAATTCTTAAGGGGTATCCTTTTGGGGATACCAAATCTTCTGAAGTAACTTCACATATAACATTATCAAATTCTTTAGTTAATACAGAATAGATAGAGGCTTCAAAATGGGATTTTGACTTAACAATCCCAAGAGATTCTTGTATCTTTTTTATTGAAATACCAAATTTAGATACAGTCTTATTTGACCTACCTATTCCTTTTAGTATTTCACTTAAAGTAGAGTACTTTCCCTTATTAATAACGTAAGCAACAATTTCCTCTTCTATCATAGCTTTAGTTAATCCGCCCCTTTGTGCAGTTGTGGCACAACTTCTAGAGCAATAAATAAAGTTATGATAAATGTTAGAACTGTTGATTTTACTTTTACACTGTTTACATATTTTCATCTGTCTATGTCCTATAAGTTATCGAAACTTATTATAACATAAAAAGGGTGTTCCAGCAATTAAATAAGTTATCTGCTACATATTGCTATGTAGAGGGGCTATCTTACAAACCCGCTTCAACATTCAGGTATATCCAGTCATGCTGATCCCGTATGTTATATAGAGATCTTGACTTACCTTCACCTGAAACACCAGTAATAAGTACTAACTGGTCTAATCCTGAGAACTCATCTTTATCTTCTGAACTTTCACTCATATAGTGTCCTTGTATTTTTTAAATAGGGTAGCTAACACAGTAGTGTCTAACTCCTGCTGGGTTAATGGGCTTGCTGTCTTACTGTTTAGTTGTTTAATCTTCTCCTTAGCAGTGTCATAATCAATACCTGTATCAAATAGAACTAGGGCATACTTAATCATGTTATTGGATCTATTCCCTTCAACACCTTGTTGTATGAACCACCTATCCAATGAATCCATGGAAGCATACTTAGCTAGGACATTCTTATGCTCTATGTTCTTACTGGTAGCAGGAATGAATGGCAGGATATCAAATACCTTACCTTCTAGGTTGTAATAGTGATTACCTGTAGCACAGGTCTCCCACTTATGAGAACGTTCCCTAGAGGCACTGTCTAAGCCTTGTATGGGTAAGTAATCCATGACTGCTGTCAGTACTTCCTTATACTCATTGGAGTGAAGATTGAGGGCATAGTTAATAGGTATCACTAACCTATACCTATTTAGTTCAGGAGTACTTCTCTTAGTTTCATGGGTCATAAAGACATAGTCTTTAAGTAGCTCATGACATGTGTTCAGTGAAGTACCTCCATCACAATCCAAGACTAATAAGTTGAACCCTGTAATGACATTACTCTCACTCCTATGGTTACCTCTAAATGCATGGTTACACCAGTGTAGATTAGCTGATTGAGTTAACGTATGGAGTGCAGAGAATGGTGCTACAGTAGGTTCATAGTCAGAAGCCATGTGGTTACTATAAGATAACTTAACATGCTCCAGTGAAGTAGCCTCTAACTTCTCACCCGTGAAAAACTCAATACCATCGGTGAAAGACTTCTTAATGATGACGTTATTCTTATATCCCCAAGCAATAGCCAAGGACATAAGTTCACTTCTAAATACATTACCTGTCTTATAGAATGGAAGTGCCTCTGTTAAATCTGCATGAGTTACTTCAGTCTTTTCACCTGCTAGGAACTTAGCTAACTTAACATAGGGTTTATCTCTGTTTAAGATACCTTGGAAGGCTGCACCACTCTCTTCTACTAGTAAGATAGCCTGAGCTAACTGAGTGCTTGTAATGACCTCTGTACCATCAATAAAGGCATATGCCCCTGCTAACTTAAGTGCCTTGAAATATCTATGGGATATCTCAGCTTTCTTAATCTCAGCATGTTCAGGTAATGACTCAGCTAAGAGCTCACACTCACACTTATACTTGATTAGTTCAATAGCAGTTTCCCTAGGTAAGGATATCTTCTTACCGTAGTTAGTCAGGGCAGCCAGTGTATAGAAGTGGTCTGACCACTTATTAACCAATTCATCATTTTCTTTACAGATGAGACGGTCATAGGTTTCTTCAGGAGTTAAGGTAGCGTACGCCTTCTTATCAGCACCCATTAACCCAAAGATGCATCTACGAGCATATCCAGTATCCAAGAAACTAAAGAACATGTCTTCAATCTGCCCACCATCAAGTAACTTTGATTGTGTACCAAAGAGGAGCATATTAGCTGGTGTACTTCCGTCTAACTCTTCAGTACGCACACTTTCAATAGTGTTCTTGGTAATCTTCTGCTTGGCTTTACCTTGATCATATAACTCTAAGAATAGATTTAGTACATCAACTACATTAAGTAGGTTAGAGGCTATCTCATCAATCTGTAGGTTGATAGAACCACACCCAGCCATTAATAGCTTATTGCGTAACTGTTTAACGGCAGGAGCTGTACCACTGTCAAAGGTAAATGGATATGCCCCAGTATTCTTGTAGTCTTTTAAGAGGAGCTCTAATTCATCTTGTTGGTTAGAGCTATTCTTGATAGAGCGTGTCTCAGCTATATCATTAATACTTCCCATAGCCACAGTAGGGAATGTATTCTCCATGAACTCTTGTTTAAATTTACCTAAGAGTTGATCTTCCATGATGTTGATAGAAAAACCTTTTCCTGCCCCAGAAACTGCCAGTCCAAGTGCATAGATGTTTACTGGTATATCACCACGGTCTTCTGTGGATACCTTGACCCTCATACAGGCAGCCATCTTACCTAGGAAGTAGGCTATCTCAGCTTTAAAGAATGAGGTCTCTGTGTTCTGTGTTTTATTACATAAGATGGTACATAAGTCCTTAATTACTGGGTGATGTTGTTGATTCATAGAGTTCCTTTTGTTTACATATTGAAGCACCTGAACAGAAGCCACATTTCCTTGGTCTAGAGCTCACAGTAAGTACTACACCCTTAGCCTGTAAGGCTCTGTACTTTCTAGCCTCTTCTTCAGAGGTGAAGTTCTTAGTAGAACGTCCTAACTTATCAGGGGAAGCGTAGTACTTATATACAGGGGGATCTTGCCACATCTCCTCAGGAGAGCAGTCAGGGATATTATCCTGAGACTCATCAAGCAATCTAGTAAGGTCGTTAATCTTATTAGTGAGCCACTGCTCAGTCTCTTCTAGGCTGTACAAGGGGATAACCTTAAAGGATAGCTTATGTGGTGGATAGTTCTCTTCTACATTTATCTTGGCTGCTGTCCAATTACCAAAGATAAAATCTACTACCATGTAGTCCTTAGTAATGATGTCAGGATTGAGCCAACGATATAGACTACCTTGTAGCTTGTAGTACTCTAAACTGTTAGCATTGTTCCATGACATGGTAGAAGTAGTCTTAATGTCATGAACTACGCCGTCTTGAACATAATCAAACTTACCTCCAATCCTATAGCCTAGGAACTCTTTAAAAGCTCTTTGCTCCATATACACTTGGATCTTGTCAGGATCAGGCTTTACTGGATTAAGTTCATAGAGGTTTCTAAGGTTAGGTGGTAGTAGGTCTATCTTAGTAGCAGCAAGAGCAATAGCAGTATGTACAGCCTGTCCTTGAGAGGTACTCACTCTATCAATTAGATTAGTCTGTAGATTAGTTACCCTAGAGCCTAGGATAAATTGTTTCGTTGGCTTAATAAGGGAGGTAACACTTAAGTAGTTCTTATCTTTAATATAGTCATAGTCATCTGACTTTAACCACATCTGTATAACTAAGGGGAGTTCTTCATCATTCATTGAATATGCTTTCTATTTGGGTCTCAGTGGCGTTATTAGGTATTGGGTGTGCTTCAGCCCATGAAGGGTGAAAGACTACGAGCTTACCCCCAATCTTTACTTTGTTGTGGTATATATCAGGGTGTTCTTGCCATTTGATAGCATTGATTAAGTGTTCATTTACAAACATGAGTGTTTCAAAGGAATCCTCAATTAAGTAGTACTGTGCATCATGTACATGGCAGCATGGTAGTATCTTATTAGCATAGGGGCTAGCTCTAACTTCAGTCATGAACTCACTGGCTGCTCTGTTGTTGAGTAGTCCCCATGATTGACCTAAAGCATTACCAGCAGTTCTAGCTTCTGCCATAGCTTCATTAGGACAACCTCTGTTACCTAATACCACTTGTTTAAGTAGAGGAGTTCTAACCCTTAACCCAAAGGCTACTGTTACATAGCCATCTATAGAAGCTTGCTGTATCTTGGCTTCTACCCACTCAGTGGACTGCTTATAGAGTTCATGGTAAATACGCTCAATGTTCTTGGCTTTATCTACAGTAAATCCACAGTTCCTCATCAGTGTTTTAAATGTGCCGGAATAAGTTAGAGCAAAGGTTGGTTGCTTTCCCTCTTGTCTCAGGTGTGGATACTTATCAGCTATAGAGTTAATAGATTCAACTGTATCCTCGATGTCAGGGAGTTGATCCTTGTAGTAACCATAGGCTCGTACACAATGTCCGTCATACCCCTCTAGATAAACTTTTAGTTTATTTTCGTCTTTAGTGGTTAAAGCACTTATGTAGTCCTCAAGAGAATTAAAGTCAACACCTACAAGTAACCAAGACTTAGGAGCTACAAAGCAGCTCTTGATTAACTCACCATGATCACTGTTAGAAGGTAGATTAGCCATATTAGGGTTATTAGAGGACAACCTTCCACTTACTGTACCTCCTAGATTGAATGAGCCACATAAGTAGTGATACCCATCTATACCTAGATTGGCATTCTCCATGGCTGGTATGAATGTACTAAGCATACCGCTTACACTCTTCAATGCTATTAGTGCGTTGAGTAAGGACAGTACCTGTTCATCACTAGAGTGGTTGAGCAGGTTCTTAAGTACATCACCACCTGTAGCAGGTTGCTTATTCTCTGTGAGCTCTAAGATAGGTAGCCCAAGTACATTAAACAATAGGTCTTGTAACTGTGCACCACTAGAAGGATTAAACTTCTTCTCAGCGTCCTCTAATGTAACCCTCTTAACCTTAAGAGTGGAGTTCTTAAAGTCCACCCAATTAAGTTTAAGTTGCTCTGTATAGGCAATTACTATTGGGTTTTCTTGGATAGCTACTAAGGCAGTATTCCCAAGGGTACTTAGTTCCTTGGATACTTCTTTAACTCTACACATATCAATAGGTAAGCCTGTTAATTGCATTTGAATGATATCTACTACAGCAGGTTTAAAGATAGTCTCATATAGCTCTAATTGACTATCCCTCACCATTAAAGGAAGGTACTTATCATATACAAACCAAGTACTTAAACAATCTACTAGGTTGTACTCTAATAGTTTATCTAAGGGAATCTTGGTTACATCTTTGATATCTGTTAAGGCATAGTTACCTGCAAACTCTTGAGCCAAATCTTTAAGACCTAGTGAGTTACCAGCACAGGTGTTAGTAGCTAAGTAAGCTATTAACTTAGTATCGTCCCAGTTCTTAAGCATTACTGAGAGCCCTGATAATAAGCCTTTAGTATCTCCAATACCTTCCATGAATAGCTCATGAATTAGGATACAGACATCAAAGGAGATGTTATGGTAGATAAGCTTACTCTTGGTTTGTGTAAAGAAGTCTTTAAGATAAGCTCTTACCTCAAAGTTCTTAGTACCCTTAGTGTCTACCTTAAAGGCAATACCCTCACCCTTGTTCCAAGCAAAAGCTATAGAAGCAATACCTGCATCAGGGTTCTTAAGAGCGAAGGTTTCAATGTCCACTGATAATGGGTACTCCATAGATAGGAGCTTATTTAAGGCTTCCTCTATATTGTCTGATGGGTATGTAGCACTCTTGATAATGGAGAGCCCTAGTGGCTTATAACAACCCTTCACGTAGTCATGTAAAGCTGATAGTCCGAGAGATATCTTAGCATTAACTTTATCAGGGTCATAGAAGATACCTCTAAAGTTAGGTAGATACATAACCTTATAATCTCCTAGTGGAGAATCCAAGACATAACCTAGGTGAGTATCTACATTAGTCTTACCACTGAGTACCTTAAAGTACCCAGCATCTGCTACCACTAGGAGGTCATAATCTAAGGTCTTAATGAACTCCTTGATTTCCTTAGTAGGGGTCTTCTTCTTATCTAGTGAGGTATGTACCTTAACTATGTCCATGTCCTCTGAGGTTATACCGTAGGCTCTATAAATAGCCTCGCTGTCTGTATGGGTAACCAATAATGCTATTTTCATTCACCCTCCGTACTTAGTTGTTAAATTACCTATAAGGTATACTTGGTTCTTGGCTCTAGATGTAGCTACATAAAGTAACCTTGCTGCTATATCAGGACGAGTACACTTACTGATATCAGTAAGATCAATGAATACAGTGTCATAAGTAGAACCTTGTGCCTTGTGTGTGGTTTGTACTTCACACCCACGTATGTCAGCAAAGTAACCTTTAATCTGAAATACGGTTCTCCAATCCTTTAATCTAATAAAGTGTTTAAGTACTTCTTTAAGGTGCTCATCATTGGGACATACATGGATTAACTGGTTAGATCCAAGGTCAGTTATAACCTGTAACCCAAGGGCTTCAATAACAGCACCTTTAAGTTTAAGGGGAGCAGCTTCCAGTACATCTGTAATGGTCATGGATTGCTCTGCATGTAAGGATTCTCTATCGTTAATCTGATAGAAGCTAGAACATATAACCTGACTGCCTATGTTATATATAGAGTTCTCTTTACGAATATAACTAATATGGTTTGTGTATTCCTTAACCCGTGTATTTGTATAGACTAATATCTTAGCTGTACAGTCCTTCTCATAGAAGTACTCATCAATTTTGCTTTGAGCTTCCTCATCAGATAGATGTATAACACTGGAATCTAGGGTAACTAGCTTAGGGAAGGTACTAGTGGTTACTGCTTCACGATAGCCTTGTACTAGGTGTTTAATACCTGCTTGTTTAGTCCTCATCTGAGTAGTAAGTTCAGTGATAGTTTTAACTGAAGCGTTAATAGGGCTATTCATTTCAAAGATAGGGTTAAGCTGATCCTTGTCTCCAAGATAAACTATCTTAGAGGCATGCAAGGTATCCCTGATTAGCTCTAGTAGTTCACTATCTATATAGCTATACTCATCAATGAACAGTAAGGTTTCAAAGTGAATCTTATAACCTTTGTTCTTAGTGATGGTAGTTTTACCTGTTTTAAAGTCCTCCTTTGGTTTGAGGTTAAGAAATGAGTGAATAGTTTTAGCGGGTTGTCCTACCATTTCAGATAGGACATGAGCAGCTTTATTAAGGGTAGCTGTTAAAGCCACTGTATACCTTGGGAACTTAGGAGCAACTTCCTCTATGAGATGTTTCATGAGAAATGTCTTACCTGTTCCAGCAGCACCACTAATTATGAGTTCAGAAGAATCTGAATGCATAAACTGAATAAAGTCTTCAGTAGCTTTTAGTTGGCATGAGTTTAGTTCATTCATGGAAACACCAAAATAGCGAAAGCAATAGCAGCAAGCAAGGCGAAGCCTGCAAGCCAAAGAAGGATTTCCTGCCAATACATAACTAGTAAATAAATTACCCCTCCGATAATACAGAAGCTCAGTACAACAGGGAATATAAAGAATAGGGTTAGTAGACTAAACATTATTGAGAGCCTACATCTAAGTCATTAAAGTACTGGTCAATCTCCCAATTAGTAACTTGGTGTTCTTCTTCATCAGTCATGGTGTGTACTTTCTTTTAAATTCAGAGGTTACATGAGTGGTCTCACGTGTGTAGTGTGTATGGAAGTCGTCATTGAACAACTTAATAAGAGCATCCACATCTAGGACATTCCCAGTTAGGACATGTAAGGAATGTACATTATCTTTTAGATAAGCCTTATTGGATTCAAGATGTAAAGTAAGCATAGTGGTCAAGGTTTAAATGGATTATTTACAGTAGCCTTAGTTTGGAGATGTACCCATGTAGGTGTACTTTCCTTCCGTTCCATGTATAGCCCTAACTTGGTCAAGGGCTGTTTAAGTAAGAAAGCATAGAGATTACCTTTAGTATCTGCTATATCAATAGCCATGGCTGTCATATGATTACTGTACTTAGCTCCTCCCACTAACTTGTTCACAGCTGCTGTGCGGTAACCTGAGTTCACTTTAAGAGTGTCTTTAGCTGGGTAGGTAGCTAACACCCCATTAACTCTAGAGAGCAATCCTAAGGCATTATTAATATGGGTAGTGGGGACAATGTCTGTGGTTCTTAAATCCACACCATTGCGAGTGAAGTAGTTAGTGAGAGTAATCATGGCTTATCGGAAGTATTCAGAATCGCGGGTTGTATAGGTGAAGTACTCTGTAACCGTGTTGTATTCAACAGTCCTCCAACTCTCAGTGGCAATATGGCTTTCACTATTAAATGCTTTATAAGCAAGATTTAATGCGTCTACGCCGAAGTCTGTTACTAACTCATGTTCACCTACTGAGACTCCCTCGGGGGTATTAACAAAGTTATTGTTATCAATAGCTTCAAAGAAGCTTTTTACGGTCATGTGTTTCATGTGTGTATGTTCCTTATGTTAATAAACTAACCAATGTTCTTTATCTTCCGATACTTCAATCTGAACTGTATCAAACCAATTGGGATCTTCAGTGATGAACTGTATGTAGCATTCAAACAGCACCCCTAATTGGACAGCATCTAATGTCTCACTTAACCATTCAGTTAAACTCCAAGAGTAGTAGGGGATATACCCTGAGGTGCGTGTACCTAACTCTTTAACCTTCACCTTAACTTGCTCATAGAACTCACTTTTAAGAGTCAAGGTGTTTAAGATATGATCTACGAAGTCTTGGTTAATGGTAGCTTTTAATGTATCAGTGTAGAAGTTATATTCTTTAGGGGACTTTAGATCTACATACTCTAAGGTCAATCTAATAGGTGTATGTTCAATTGTCCGTAGGTTTAATTGATGTATGTAGTTCTCAGCAATCTTTACAGTAGATTTAGTCCAGTCAAACTCAATCTCATAGGTGTTACCTTCGTCATCTTCACCCTCAAGATCAATTTCACTTAGATCCCAGACAGAGTTGTAGAACCCATGAAATGGAACTATTATTTCAGGATTGTTAGATGTCATGTATTGCTCCTAAGTACAAGCCTATAAATACTATAGCTACCCATAGAAGAGTAAACCAAGCCCCTAATTTAATATCACTATCAAAGGAATCATTAGAGTATTCTTCCTGTTCCTTGATAGGTACTGTGTCTTCTTCTATGTCCAACATAGGTGTACTCCATCATGTGATCCAATGGGGTTATGACAAGGCTCTAAGTCAGCTGTAGCTACCTCAGAGTATTCACACCTAAGTGCTATTGGATCAAACTCAATGTCTCCCTCTAAATCATTTAAATAGTTGAATAGAATTTCCCCACTCTCATATGACCAGCTAGCAGTCTCCTTCATAGTATCTATAAATTTACCTCTTAAAATAGTCTGTTTAATTGCCATTTCATTAATCCTTTTATGTTTCAGCACAACCAAATACAGTTTGACCTACTGAGGCATTCTTGTATAGAGACACGGTTTTGTTAGCCAAGAGTGATCCTAATGCTTTTAATTTAAGTTGCGCCTCTGCGTGTCCTTGGTCAGCAGCTTTTTGAAACCACGCTACCGCTGTGCTTTCGTTCTTTTCTACGCCTTTGCCTTTGTGGTACATATAACCTAACTTAAATTGTGCATATCCATGACCTTGTTTGGCAGCTTTCTCGTATAACTGGAACGCTTTAGTTTTGTCTTTAACTACGATTTGTCCTTTTTCGTACAAACTGCCTAAATAAAATTGCGCATGTACACCACCTCGGGCAGCGGAGTTTTGCAACCACTCTATAGCCGAAGACTCATTCTGCTCTTTATCCACATGACAAGGCACTACGTCTAAATTACATTGAGCTTCTGTATGGCTTGATACTAGCTTTTCAATAATACCTGCATACCCACAGTTATCTACTGCACTGTCCCTGTGGTCGGGACTCTTGGCTAATCTAGCCATCTTAACTCCCTGCATACATAAGGCAACCTCAACTGAGGTGATGTTACGGCTAATGATTGGTGTTAGTACACCTGACCATATAGCAGCAATGTGTGCAAAGTTTATATCAGGTGATCCGTAATCCTTGGCTCGTTGTCCATTGATTAGATCATGTGCTTCATGTAGTATGCTCATTTTTATTGCTCCTTTTGGTTATCTAACTCTAAACTTAACTCTAATAAATCAGCGTAGTCATCATTGAAGCTACCTAAGGTGTTATTAAGGTAATTGTCACTAGTGATGAGGTTATATTCTTTCTTTAGTTTCACTAGTTCACTATCAGCCTCATACAGGTCTAACATATCAGGATCTATTGATCCATGAAGTTTCTTTAACTCAGTGACCTTAACACTGTTAGGATACTTTTTTACTAAACTACCAACATAAGTAGCAAGCATGAAGTGATTAAGTATGTAAGGTGAGTGTGTGAATATTACGTAAGGGTACAAGCCTTGGTTAGTACATGTCTCACAGAAATTTACTACCCAAGCCTTTATTCTTGATAAGCTTTTCTCAGTCTCGGGGAGGTAATAGGAAAGGTATTCACCATCTCCCAGGTAACGATATGAAGCTAGAGATTCTCCTATAACTATGTTAACTACGTTACTTAGCATGCGTTGATTCCTTTAGTCGTTTATTGGTAGTTGTATAGGCTTTCTCATAGACAGCCCTAGTAATACATTCAAGTTGAGCATGGTGTATGTTAATTAGATCCAAGACATCTATAGAAATATCACTAACATATCTATATATACCTGTTTCAACTTGTTCAGCGTAAGTAGCTTGCAGTATTGGATATACCTTATCAAATAATGGCATTACTAAGTCCTTGAAGTAACCTAGAAGTCCTAGCTCCCTAGTAAGTTCAATGGAGCTTACTAAAGCAGCCCAAGCATTATGAGAGGCACTTCCTTCCTCACTACTTTGATGGCAGTGAATGAATCTAGAGATCTCTAGGTTAACAACATCAACATCAAGTAAGGCTTTCTGAGAAAGTATGTATAGGGGGTTAAGAGCCAACTTAGTAAACTTTCTTTTCATTGGTTCTCCATATTAAATGTTTGTTTACCCCTTACAGGGTTAAAGCTATCTACGAAGTCTTCACCTAAAACAAACTGTCTTAAGGTAGGGTGTGAACTCATACCACTACGAAGACCTAGTACATAGTTGTATTGATTGACATCACAGGTGTACTTAACAGGTACTCTAAACCCAAGGGGAATAGCATAAGGATTTGCACCCATACAACTAAGTAGTACTTCAGTAAGAGGTTCTCTATGGATTAAGTGTTCTGAATACCAAGGATGGAAGCCAAGATAAGTATCAAGCTTAGGGAAGTTGATAACTCCATTACGATGACGGTGTAAGTCTCTATATGAGCCATAGTCTAGTAAACCTTCAAAGCCTTGTAAGGCTATCTTACTCTCACTCAGAGGTACTAGTTCACGTTGTATTGGTGCTATGTTCTTTGTGTACTCTTGCACATTGGTTGTATAGAAGTATTGCTCCTTACCTAGCATGTAGTGGTACTCTTGTAAGAGGTCTTCCATGTCAGGAATGGCTGTAGGGTAATCTTGCTTCAACTTATATAAGGTAGCTACAGCAATCTTACTCACCTCAGTTAATGGGTGATATAAGAGCATACCTAAGTGGTTAATGAAGGTATCAAAGGAAGCTACCATAGCCACATTAGTAGTAACACCAGCAGGTAGTAGACCTCTGCATATATCAAAGGCTCTAGCCTTAATAGAGTTAACCTGTACTTTAGTGTTACTTGGGTGTTCCTTCATTAGCTTTGCTGTAACAGCCTCTAACTGCCAAGTATACTCTTTCATTAAAGCTTCCTGGATTACAGTGGTAGCAGGACTATCACTGATTAAAGGTTGTTTAGTGAAGTCAATGTAACGAGTACTGCATTCCTGCCCATTAAACAAAGGGTGGTTCTCAATACACTTGGCAGCTATCAGTGAGACATTCTCAAAGAACACAGTAGTAACCCCACATTGACCAATACTCTTATGCCCATAGTCTAGGAAGTACTTCTTAAATTTCTCCTTATGTTGTTCCTTGGATTCAATACTAGAAGGTAAGCGTGTAACGATAGATGAGCTATCTCTTGAGTACATAGCAATTAACATGGCTTGTACTTCAGGGTCTAAGTCATCTACTAGCTTGGTATGGATTTTAATAGTCATAGGTAGTTATAGGTTTTATTGGTAGGTTTAGTTTTATGCTTGTCTCTGTAGGTTTGATTATTAGCTGCTGCTTTATAGTACAAGGTAAGTGCAGCAGTATTCTCATGTAACGTGGTAACAGTAACTACATGAATGTTCCTTAGGTTCACCCAACGAGCTACACACTCTTCCACTGTTTCAGTGTGAGGGACAGCTACACAAATCAGTCCATCTGTGTGATTAATAGCTACCCTCTTTAGAGGTTTATTTATTGCCATCTGTAAGTTCTCCAAGTTAATAAAGGGTGCGATAATAGCCTAGATGTGTCCTGTCAGGGCATACAACTGAGGACTTACTATGATTGAGATATATATTAACGATAGGTACACTCCCCTATCAGGAGCAAGTGCAGCAGGGGCAGTTACACTAAAGAATGAGAATAGTGTAAACATGCTCCTATCCACAGATGCTGTAACTACTGTGGCTACAGTAGCAGCAGGCTCATCTATAAGCTATTCAACCACATACAAATATGTGAAGCTAGCCTCAGGTACAGGGTATGTAACACTTACCACGTATCCAATACCTGTATCCACTAAAGCAGGGAATCTAGGTGTAGCAGATTCAATGACACCTACAACTGTCTCTGATGAGTTAGTTACTACACCTGGTTATGTAGATAAGATTGCTGGTACAGCTTACCAAGATAAGGGTGTAGCAGTCAGTGATCTAAACAACTACATAAGTGCTGGTAGTTATAGCTCTAGTGGGACTCTTGCTAACTCTCCTCAAACAGGTGAAGGAACGCTAGATGTAATAGTAGCGGATGGTGTAGTTATACAAACCTTAATCCAAGTATCTGGAATAGTTACTTGGAGACGTAGGTCTACTGACATAAACTTAACCACAGGGGTTAATACATTCACACCGTGGCTTAAGGTAAGCAGTGCTGCTGGTGTATCTAGCTTCTCTGCCGATGGTTGTAGTTATGAGAACATACTATCCTTTGTCTCAGGTGGGTTCTATCGGTATGAGATTATCACTACCAATATACCCAAGGATAGCTACACAATGCCTACAGTATTCTTACAAGGATATTCCTATGGGCTCTCTTCCCCTATTGATATACAGATAAGCCTATACAACTATGGTGTACCCGCAGGTAACATCTTTAACAGTGGTTGGGTAAGTAAAGGTGGTGCAACACCTGTAGCTATCAAAGGAGGTTACACAGACACAGGAATGCTTCAGTTTGAGATAGACTGGGGTTCTGAGGTGTACCTAAACCGTTACCGTATTAGTGCATACATCGATGGTATAGCTGGACATATTGGCTCTTGGTTCACTGGTTGGACAAGTGCTACAGCACAGTTTCCTGTAACTACTGGGAACATAATTACCGTACCTAGACAGAACCTAGCAGCAGCAGTTCAAGCAGCTACACCAGTAAACCTTACAGATCCTCTGAAGCTAAATGTAACACAGACGAACACCTATGGTAGAACCTTTATGTGGTATGTCTCAGTAGAGAACTTCTCGTTACGTCTACCAGTCAGTGTCCTTGTGAATGATGTAGTGGTACATCA